TACCTTTATCTCTAGTGCAAACCCTCCAAATATCTCTAAATCTAGAGTCATCTTATAGAGTAGTGCGTCTAGGTCTTCTTTACCGTTTGGAGACTTAACTAACTGCGTTAATCGTGCCACCATTTCGGTATTTAAGCCGTCCTTATGGATGCCTATACCATTACCTACAATGTAGTCTACTTTACCCTTAACTATTGCGTGGTGTTTGGCACTCGCATTAAACAAGTCTAGTAGATACTCTGGATAGCGGTTTTTATAAGGAGCTTCTACCCCGTACATAATCCAATCCTTAGACCGTACCTCTTTAAATTGCGGTACTTTCTGGGCCGCTAAATCTATTATAAAAGTCTTATCCATTGTAAACCGTGTAGGTTGCAGTATTATCGTATTCTGTAGGGCTTGTTTCCGTTCCCGTGACTATGCACATTCCAGACTCTAAAAGCGTCAAGCCAGTAGGGTCTAAATTGGTTGCATTAGTGTTAGCATAGACAAAGTATTTATGTTCTCCCGTTGCTAGGTCTACCTCCCCTGCAGTTGGTGTTGGGCTAGATTGGTCTGTAATGCTAAAAGCGTTATATCTGTTTTGGAAAGCAGACGTATCGTTTGCAATGCAATAGGAAGCCGTGTTCCTGGAGAAATTCCAAAACTTAAACAGATAATGTTCAGCCGTTCCTTTTTCAGTAGTGGTTATCACTACCGTGTTTATGCTATCTTGAGTTATACGAATCACGTTAAAGCAATTGCAAACTCAATATCTACTGCTGCTCCGTTAGCCTTTGCGCTAATATTGTCAGCCTCTACAAATGCACTAGAAGCTCCTCCAGAAGCGTCTACTTCTAAATCGTCATTGTTAACTATAAACGACTGCCCTGCGTTTAGCTTGAAATATACAGTATCTGCGCTTGATTTTGACACACCTATAGTAATGTAGTTAGTGTCATCTAGATTAGAGAATCGCATATACTCAATGTCAGTACGAACGTACTTTCCTTGGCCGTTAGCTGAACTAAAACCAACTATATCAGTTTCAGCAGTTCCAATGTTTACAATGCGGTTAGTGTATTCTGCAACACTTGCAACCGTTTGGGTATGTGTCGAACCTCTTTCTGAGCCATTTAAGATAATGGTTTCAGAGTGTGTGATAGTGAGCGTAGCAGGGGTTATAGTTGTAGACATTTTTCTAGTTTATAAAACTAAATAGAAATAGTTGTTTTTTGTTTAATAGACACACCTACTCTATTCATACATCCTAATAGGAGTACGTTGGTAAGCACTTAGAAGATAGTCTCCTCAATAGAGTATTAAGTATAGAAACTCTAAATCTGGTCTAAAGAACTTCCATTCCATCGACCAACTATCTTACCCCTTACTTAAACATCACCTATACAATGGATGTATTTATGACCGTGTTGACAGTAGGACGTCATTGCACGGATTAGGGCTTTACAATACTTCAAAAAGAGATTGAGATTTTACGCGGGTTTGCCTTTCGCTCTCGGTCAATCTGTACTAACACCGAGATGTATATAATTAAATAGCAAATATACAAAAGTGTTTTTAATTAAAAAAGCCCCATCCGAAGACGGGGCTAAGTGAGGCAAACCCACTTGTGCGGAAAGGCACTACTCGAAACGAGTGTCATAAAAGTAAACAAAAAGAGCGACTAAAAGCCGCCCTAAATGAAAACAAACAGAGATAGTTTTTTAGTTGGTAATACTAGCTAAGTCTCCAGAGCTAACATTAACCGTAGGGTTAGGCTCTAAGCCCATAAAAGTCATTGTAAAACCGTTTAAATCTGCTGCTGCAACACCAGACCCTGCTACTCCCGTAGATAGGTCTAGACCATTTGTTACACCAATTGCCCAGTAGGTAGGTGTGGCCTCTCGTGTTTCTACGATTGCTACTACTCTATTCTTAGCGAGTAGCTGCATTTCGTTACGTTTAGCAACATCTAATTTTGATAGGATGAAAGTAATAGCAGGAACATAGTACAAAGTTCCTTTGTTACTTCCTGGAGTTGGGTCATCGTTAAAAGAACTCTCTTCTTTGTCTAGTTCGTATTTATAAAATACCGTGTCAGCAGTACCGAAAGTTACCGCACCCGTTGCATAAGCAGGGGTTAAAGTTTCCCAGTCACTCAAAGAAGCAAACCTTACAGACTTAATTCCACCAATTGCATCTTTACAATCTAATGAAAATCCCGTAGTTAAAGCACAAGCCATATTTATAGTCTTTTTAAGGTAATGGGGAGAGCCGAAACCCTCCCCGTTAATTCAATTTATTACGGCTGAACCGAAATTACTTCAGCAGGAAATGCCACCTGACATCCAATTTTAAATTCCATCGCCATTTTTACGACACGGTCATCTTGACTCCACCACGACTCGAGGCTCTCAAAATCGCTTTCAGCGTCAACGCCTACGAAAAAATTGCTTCGTCTTCCTGCAAATACTTTATTAGTTGCGTTCAATCCTACAACTGGTACTACATTCATTCCAGTACCTAAGTAGTTCAATCCTTCAATGGCTGAATCTGGAGAAGCGTCTCCGTTCATTCCGTTGTTAAGCATTGCACCGTAAGTAGAACCGCCTCGGATAAGAGACTGAACAATAGCAGCATAGGCGTCATAGCCCACAAATACTGTAAAGTCTTCGAAGTCTGTAAGACCTGCAAGAGCAGCAGCATCGTAGATGTTAAACATCATTTCGTCAGCCGTTGCGTGGTTAGTAACATCTGTTACAGTTCCAGTAGCGTCTGTCGTTCCAGAAGAAAGTAGAGTTACGAAACCGTCCCAATGTCCGTTATTTCCTGCTCCAATTCCGTCTTCACCTTTCCAGATTGCAATATCAATATCTCTTGCAACTTGTTTAGTGTACTCTCCCATAATAGCAGACCATACATACTCTGGAGTTACACTTTCGTGATGTGCTCCTGCTGCCATTTCAGCAGACAAGTACTTAGGCTCTAGGTCTTTTGGACACCATGAATCGTTAATCTTAACTTTTCCTGGAGTTAATGTTCTTTGCGTAATGGTTGTAGAACCACTAGCGTCAAAGCTACAAGCGTCATCCTGGAAGATAACAGACTGTGCTAGTTGAGGAAGCTTAGAAGCTCCTTTAATGTTTGGTACTACAGTAGCTAGACTCATCATCTTAGCTCCTAGTACGGTTGCAGTCATCAATTCAAATTGATTCTCTGCGGTGTATGCAGTTAATCCACCTACGTTAAAACTCATTTTTATTTATTTTTTATTGTTTCTTAAAGCCGCCCCAATTCTGGAGAAGTCGAATTCTTTTGAATCTTTTTTGAAAGGGTTCTTAACCTTCTTAGTAGGCTCTTCGCTAGGTGTTCCTGCGAACTGCTCAACTATACCTACTAACTCAGAAACGGCCTCGGTAAGAGTTTTGTTTCTTTCGGTTAGTGCCTCAACTTCTTCAATAGCCGCAAATTTTAGGTTATTGATTTTGTCGTTAAGTGCTTCGTTTAATTTGTTCATTACGTTATCAGTTAACGCTTGAACATCAATAGGTTGAGCTTTAACTTCTGGAGTCTCTTCTGACATCTCCTCTTCTACTACTTCCTCCTCTGATTCAACTGCCATTATCTCAATAATAACACCGCCCTCAGTTTTGATAACATCGCCAGACTCTAGCTCGTGGTCACCGTCTGGAGCTTCGATTAGTTCTGCATCCTCTCCAATTACTTGAACAGTTGCGCCAATTTCGATAGCAGGCTCTATTCTTAAAATAGTCCCGTCCACTTTCTTAATGTCTTCTAGCTCAACTGATGCAGGAGCTTCGTCCTCAACGCCTAGTGCTACCTTAATTTTAGATAGGTTGGCTTTGATGTTCTCTTTGGAAAAGAGGTCTTTGTTGTCTTTCATTACTTAGCAGTTTATGCTACTAAATAGAAAGAGTAAGAAGGTGTTGAGTTTTACGACTCTGATAGCACTTTGATAACTGAGTCAATCAGTTTTTTGTCTAGGTCTTTCTTAGCCGAATCCGTGAAGATTCCTTCTATGCTGAAGCCTCTAAAAGTTCCGTCTTTAACTTGCGCCCAAACGTCATCATTATCTACTTTCATAGTTCCAAACCAAGACCCGTTAGGTAGCTTACTGAATCCTTTAGGAGTTGGTTTACGCTCGTCAATAATAAACGACTCCACTAAGTAGACCCCGTCCGTTTTAGTAGTGTGGTCTAGGTTTACGTTAGTAGTGTAACCGTTTTTAAAATACCTATGCACTATCTTTTTAATAGCGTCAGAGTTGAATCTTACGTAGTACTCACCGTTAGCTTCGTCCCTTCGGTAGATAGGCAAATTAGCGACCATGATAGCCCCCATTATTAACCGTTGTTCTTCGTCCTCTACTTTAAACTCTTGCTTGTGTTGCTTGTTAAAAGCCATCCATTCACGCTCGATTGCAGGAGTGTCTACAAGTGCTATAAAATCAACGCCCGTTTCTTCGTGCTCGTCAATCGTCATGTCAATTAGTGGGAACTTTTCCATAGTACTAAATAGTTTTTATTTTGTTTTGTTTATCCACCTCCGAACTCTGCTTGCCCTTCTATTTGGTTTACGTTCTCTTGGTTGCCCGTTATCTGAGTCTCCACTACAAAGGCTTGGATAGGTGCTAATTCTGCTTGCTCGGTTCCTCCTAGTTCAGTAGTGTTAGTTGTAACTGGATTAAACGAAGGCGCAGCCGATGCCGTTGGTACGCTAATACTTGGCACGCTTGCACCTCCACCTCCAGGAACAGAGTTAAGTATTCCAACCGCAGAACCAACCGCGCCTAAAATAGTAGCTATAGTTGTAGCTATGAAAACGGGAGTAGCTACAAACGCTCCTGGCCCCGTTGCAGTTGCGGAGGTTGTAGCTCCTGCGATTCCTGCACTAATACTTTTAGCCGTGTCTATTGCTATCTGTGCTATAGCTAAAGTCTTTTGAATAGCTACACTAGCTTTTGACTGATTACCCAAAGCATCAACTAACGAACCTAACCCCGCTATCATACCACTAGCAGCGGATAACCTAGCGTCTTTCTCTTTGCGTTGTATGTCAATGC